CTTACCCTATTAGGAGAATTAAAAACATGTCTACAAAATTTGAACAATTGTTGGATCTCTTGATCAACGAAGAGCACGAAAAGGCACAAGAACTTTTCCACGAAATCGTTGTAGAGAAGAGCCGCGAAATTTATGAAAACCTTATCACCGAAGAAGAAGATGAGGAAATGGACGAAGCCGCAGATGAGGAAATGGACGAAGCTGCTGGCGAAGAAGAAGTCGACGAGTCCGCTGACGAAGAAGAACTAGATGAAGCTGAAGACGAAGAAATGGACGAAGCTGAAGAAGATCTAGAAGATTCTTACATGATGGACGGCAACGATGACGAAATTGGTGGTGACGCCGCCGATGAACTAGGCCACGATGTTGGTGCAGGTGACATGGGCGACGACGAAGAAGGTCCAGAAGCCAGCGAAGATCAAGCAATTTTTGACATCAAGAACGCCATCGAAGAGCTAGAAACAGCCTTCGCAGAACTAGAAAAAGCACAGGGCGGTGAAATGGCCGGCGGTGCCGACTTCGGTGACGAAGAAGATGAAGGTGAAGAAGACGAGCTAATGATGGGTCTAGGTGAAGGCCGTAAGCTACGTGAGTACACAGAAAAAGTTGGTAACGACTGGGATAAAAACAGTCAAAAGACCGATGGTGACGACGCTGGTGCAGGAACAGGTGAGAAGCAGAGCAAACCAAGTTCTACAAAGAGCCCAGTAAGCTCTGGCAAAGGCAAGCCAACCACAGGAGCAACAGCAGGTAACATCCTAGGTGACAGCGCAACCGGTAAAGGCAAGAACACAGGTGATCGCCCTGACAGCCTAAACAAAGGTATCGCACAGGTCAGCGGTGAGAAACTAGCTGCTGGTATGCAAAATGTTGACGGTAAGAAATCTGGTGTTAAGACCCTAGCAAAACAAGGTTCTGGTTATCCAGGTAACAACAAAAAAGCAGGCCCGATAGGCAGCGGAAGTGGTGATAAAGCTGGTCAGACCAGTGTTCACAACACACCCAGCCCACTAACCGGCGCACCTAACCGTAACAGTTAATTAGAGCACCTGGATGAAAATAAGCTACCTACGTGAGCATCTAAGTTTTGATCAGTCTGGCATCGTTCTAGAAAGCGATGACAAGGATGGCAAGAGCCTTTATCTTAAGGGCATTGCCATCCAAGGCGGAATTCGCAACGCCAATCAACGTATCTACCCTGTAGACGAAATTGAACGTGCGGTTAAATCCTTGAACGATCAAATTCAAAACGGATATAGTGTACTAGGTGAAGTTGATCATCCAGATGACCTAAAAGTAAATTTAGACCGTGTCAGTCACATGATCACAAACATGTGGATGGAAGGTCCAAATGGGTATGGAAAGATGAAAGTCCTTCCTACACCTATGGGAAACTTAGTCCGCACCATGCTTGAAAGCGGTGTAAAACTTGGTGTTAGTTCTCGTGGTAGTGGCAATGTCAACGACATGAACGGCCATGTATCCGATTTCGAGATTATCACGGTGGACATAGTAGCTCAACCCAGCGCACCTGGTGCTTATCCTACTCCTGTGTATGAACATTTAATGAACATGCGCGGGGGTGCGAAAGCATTCAGGGTCGCTACCGAAGTAAAAGAAGATCCAAAGGCCCAAAAATACCTGCAGGAAGCACTCCTGCATGTTATCAAAGGTCTCAAATAAAGCCCGAGGAGAATTAAATGGACGCATTCAAACAGTTAGTTGAATCCGGTGTAATGACAGAAGAGACACGCACAGTTGTCGAAGCTGCCCTTGCTGCCAAGATTCAAGAAACTCGCGACCTAGTGACCGCAGAACTTCGTGAAGAATTTGCACAAAAATACCAGCATGACAAGAGCATGATGGTAGAAGCAATCGACAAGATGTTAAGCGATCGTTTAACCGCCGAGATGTCCGAATTGTATGCTGACAAACAGGCTCTAGCTGAAGCAAAGGCTCGTTACCTAGACGGTATGAGCAAGGATGCCAAGAAGCTAGAAGGTTTTGTTATCAATCAACTAGGCAAAGAGTTAGTTGAGTTCCAGGGCGATCGTAAGAAAGTCGCTGAGAACTTCCAAAAATTAGAGCAGTTTGTTGTACATGCTCTAGCCAAAGAGATCCAAGAGTTTGCTATTGATAAGCGTGATCTAGCCGAAACTAAAGTTCGTCTAGTACGTGAAGCAAAGAGCAAATTTGAAGAAATCAAGCAGAGCTTTATTCAACGTGCCGCCAAGGTCGTTGAAGGTACAGTTACACGCAAGTTGACATCTGAAATCAAGCAATTGAAAGAAGATATCGACGGTGCTCGTAACAACGACTTTGGTCGTCGTATCTACGAAGCTTTTGCACAAGAATTCGCTGGTTCTTACTTAAATGAAAAATCTGAAACAAGTAAATTGTTAAAGATTATTCAGAAGAAAGATCAAGAACTTGCCGAAGTACAACAGGTCGTAGCAGAAAAGGCGCAACTAGTAGAATCCACACAACGCGAAATTCGCATTACTAAAGATCTAATGGAACGCAAACAAGTTATGGCTGAGTTGCTAGCACCTTTAAGTGCTGACAAGAAAGAAATCATGAAAGAACTTCTTGAGTCTGTACAGACTCAGAAACTTAATGAGTCTTTCGACAAATACCTACCAACAGTTATGGAAGGCCAAAGAAAAGCTTCTGCTAAAAAAGCAGAAGTACTTACTGAAGGTGCAGAAGTAACAGGAAATCGCGAAGTTAAGCCAGAGGTAGGCTTAGACAATATCTTAGACATTCGCAAGTTAGCAGGTCTAACAAAATAATTCAAGGAGACAAAAGAAATGTCACAACTTTTAAATGAAAGATGGTCCGAAACTAAGGACGCTCTGCTTGAAGGCCTACAAGGTACACGTCGTGCTTCTATGAACGTATGTTTAGAGAACACTCGTAAGTACTTGGCTGAAAGCGCAACAGCTGGTGCAACCAGTGCTGGTAATATCGCAACTCTAAACCGCGTTATTCTTCCAGTGATTCGTCGTGTTATGCCAACGGTTATTGCCAACGAAATCATCGGCGTTCAGCCTATGACCGGTCCTGTTGGTCAAATCCACACTCTACGTGTTCGTTATGCTGATAGCAGCAACGAAGTTGTAGCAGGTGAAGAAGCATTGAGCCCATTCAAGATCGCTCAAGCATATTCTGGTAATAACGATGCCACAACACCTAGAGCTTCTGCTACAGCAACTCTAGAAGGCCAACCTGGTCGTCGTATGAGCATCCAAATCTTAAAGGCACCAGTCGAAGCTAAGTCTCGTAAACTAAGCGCACGTTGGACCTTTGAGGCTGCACAAGATGCACAAGCACAACAAGGTATCGATATCGAAGCTGAAATTATGGCTGCTCTAGCACAAGAAATCACAGCTGAGATTGATCAAGAAATCCTAAGCAGCCTACGTTCTCTAGCAACAGTAGAAGAAACATATGACCAAGCTCTAGTTTCTGGTACAGCTACATTCGTAGGTGACGAGCACGCTGCTCTAGCAATTCAAGTTAACCGTGTTGCTAACTTGATCGCTCAGCGTACACGTCGTGGTGCTGCTAACTGGGCAGTTGTAAGCAACCAAGCTCTTACAATTCTACAGAGCGCAACCACAAGTGCATTTGCTCGCACAACAGAAGGTACTTTTGAAGCACCTACAAACACCAAGTTTGTTGGTACACTAAACGGTAGCCTACGTGTCTACGTTGACGCATATCTACCAGATAGCGGAACACAGACAATCCAAGATAACCAAGTTCTTATTGGTTACAAGGGTTCTAGCGAGGCAGATGCAGCGGCATTCTATTGCCCATACATTCCTCTAATGAGCTCTGGTGTTGTTCTAGATCCAGCAACATTCGAGCCAGTAGTTGGCTTCCTAACACGTTACGGCTATGTTGAGTTGACAAACACAGCATCCAGCCTTGGTAACGCTGCTGACTACCTAGGTAAGGTAAGCATTAACTCTACCACAGTAAGCTTCAAGTAATCCGTTACTTGTTCTTATTAAAAAGAGAAACAATTAACCCGCTTCGGCGGGTTTTTTGTAAAAAAAAA